CTGCCCCCAGAACGTACCGTTCACTGTCTGATGGCTTGTGAGCGGTGTGATGCTATTGCTACCTATATGGATTGTGCTGCCACTGATATAGGCGTAGTTCTGCATCTGTGTGGCGACGCTTGCGGGTGTCGCATACGTTCCACTCAGGTCGGGAATGTCGTTGGCTACCAACGAACGCCATGAAGGTGCCCCCGTGCTTCCGTTTGGTGAGGCGAGCACTCGGTTGGCTTGTATGGAACCTCCGAAGCTGACAGCAAATGTCCCGTTGCTTGTGATGGGTGAACCGCTGACGCTGAATCCTATCGGCATGGTCAGTTCGACGCTTGTCACCGTTCCCGTTGTCACGGCTCCATTCTTCCATTTGCCGAGCGTGCTGTCATAGACAAGAGCTTGTCCGTTGGATGGTGACGATATGTTCACGTCAACGAGGTCGGTGAGTGCCGTGACAGAACCACTACCACCGCTTGCTCCATAACCCAATGCACTCACGCCACCGATGGCATATATGTTGGCCGCACCAGTGCCGTCTGCATTTGCTGACACAACAAGCGCGTTGTTCGTCTCATTGTAAGACAGATATACGTTACCGATGCGGATATATGAACCGTCATAATTTGCGCCCACTTCGAGTCCTGCGTCTGTCAATGTGTTAGAACTGTCATTTGTTCTTGCCAGTACGGAGATGACACCAGCCGAGTTCTCAACGATGCGAGATGTGAAGTCAGAGCCTCCACCGTTATAATGGAAGTCGATGTGACCACCGATGGATGTCAACCCTCCGTCGGTGTTCATCTCAATGGCGCGAGCACCGATGATGGTTCCTGCCATGTTTATATTTGTCACATACGACAACGAGGCATAGTTGCTCGATGTACCCACGCTCTTAGGCACGCCGCCACTTGTCCAGTAGGTGTTGCCCCATAGTGTCTTGCTCGTGGTGGTCAGTCTCAGTGCATTATTTGCATTTCCGTTTGTGAAATATCCCTCCAATGTCCCGACTCTTGTTGTCAAGGCTGTCAAGGCTGTTACGGCATCATCCCAATTTGTCACCTGCGTCGATGTGATTCCATCGAGCACACTCTTGTTCGTGTGTGTATGGCTGTTGGTGTAGGCTGCATCCCAGTTTGCCTGTCTTACATCTGTCGGGATGCTATAACCGCTCTCGACTGACACATACATTGTCCCGCTGGTCGTGATGGGCGAGCCTGACACGGCAAGGTGAGAGCCATTGCTGGGTGCAAGTCCTACACTTGTCACCGTTCCCGTGTTGCCCGTCAATGTCGAATAAACCCATGCGCTTCCGTCCCACATGATCACCTTGTTCGAGCCTGTCGGCGTTCCCAATGCCGACGAGTTGATGGTGCTCAGTGGCTCTGTGAGAATGTCACCACCGCCACCGCCTCCGCTGGAGTTTCTTCCGAGTGCGCTGATGTATTGGTTTGTCCAGAAGCCGAACATCGCTTTTATGTTGTCGATGGTGGCCACGGCTCCATCATTGGGCGTTATTTCGTTGTCGTTTGAGTCGTATGCCTTAAACAGCGAGCTGAAGAAGTCGATACTCAGGTAGTTCTTGTCCACCCAATCCTCTGTGGCATATCCCGACAGCATGGACTCCATCTGTGCGATGTTCATGCCACCTCCGCCACCGGCACCGCTGCCGCCAGCGTCGCCGAACATTCTCAAAAGGGCTTCTCTGCTTATTTGCATATTATTATAATTGAATAAGTGTCAATGTTGTGATGTCGTCGCGCCACGTGCGGTTGATGCTGACAGGATAGAACGTCGCTCCTGCCATTGTCACCTTGTTCTGTGGTGTCACCTCCGCGATGGCGTTTGTCCGCAGCTCTGCCACAATCTTCCGTCTGGGTGTTGCCCAAAAAGCGGCTACACGGTTGGCGAGGTTCTGTTCTGGGTGTAGGTTCGTGTCGTAATATGGGAATGTCTCTACCTGCACACCGAATCGGTCGAGAATGATGCCATAGCCAAAGCTCATGTTGTTGTCGCTGGCATAGATGAAATCGGCGTTCCAATCGGAGCGCACCTTGTTCACGTTGCTTGCGGTGTACTGCCTGATGTCCTCACGCTCCACCTCTGAGTAATAGCGTCGGTTGCCAATGTATTGAGCCTCCGCCGTGTGGCGAATGAATTCCACACTGAAGTCAGTGATGTCGATGAAGCGTTGGTTCTGAAATGTCGCTGTATCTTCAGAACCGAGGAATTCCACAAACAGCCTGCCCATCATGTTGTCCACGTTCGTAGGGATGTGGTTGTAGGCTGTTGTCCCATTCAACGGACGCAAAACATCGTCTTCGTTTCCTATTGCCACCTTGAAGGCTGACACAGTGCTCGACCATGCCGAGCCTGTCCACCACAAGGCGGTCGCACGGGTTTTTCCGACTCCTACACGCAGATACATTGTCTTGTTGCCACGTCCGCTCTCTTGGTAATCCTGCAACTTCTTTCCTTTGACATAGACGTTGCCGTGAATCACAAGGCCGACCTTTCCGTTGTATCCAAGCGTCGTACCCGACACGGAGTCATAGAATGAGTGATGAAACACGCTGTTCAGGGTGGCGTAGGCTGTAGCCGATGTATTGGTGAACGACTTCCAAAGACGAATCACGTCAATATATGAGGTGTTGCCGTCCAATCCTGAAGCCTGGTTGAACGAGGCATAGCCGTCTTGCGCTTCGCCCGTCATGATGGCATCATCTAACTCAAAGACGTTCTGACAATAGGCGACGATCGCGTCACCATAGTTTACGGAGTAGGCGTTCACCCACTTCTCACGAAGCATCTTGTCAATTCTTGCAGGATATGCGTCGATGATGGCGTCATCACCACCGTTCGCGTTTGCCGACACGGTGGCAATGCTGCTTCCTCGCATCAGCGTTTCCTCGTTGTTCGTCGATGCGAAGATGTCACCCGACAACGAAAGTGACGAGTAGAATGTGCCAATCGTGCCAGCCGATGTATTGCCGCTGTCGGCCATTGAATCGAGTTGTGCCTGCGTCAGCTCCAACGAAGACAATGATGTTGTCGAGTCATCATCGTCGGCTCGTGAGAACAGCACGTTCTTTCCATATATGCGGCATGTCCAGCCGAAGAATCCGCAGATGTCCTTCATCACTTGGAGGTTTTCGTATTTTCCACTCACGTCACCCTCCGCACTGATGTTCACGAGGTTCTGCCAATCGACGAGGTATGTGAGCCATGTACGTGCGCTCATTCCACCTTGGAAGATGAAATTTGTGAAACTCATTCCCGTCAGGTTGGCGAACGCCTCACGGATGACATAGGCGAAGTTTTTCAGTTCGCGTTGTGTGCCGCTCACGACGCTCGCTGCCAACGCTGAGAGTGGGCACTGTATCGGGAATTCACGCTCTTGTGGGTTGCCGTAGAGTGTGCTGCCGAAGTCACGCGACTGCATGTAGCCTTGCCAGTCAACGATGGTCGAGCCGTTGCTTACGTGTGTCAATGTCACGGGGCGGTCGGTGTCAGATGAGGGGAGTATGTCGTGCCAGTCGAAGGCGACGGTGGCGGGTGTCGATGCTGAGTTCACGGCATGTCCATCGTCAACGATACGGAAGTAACCACTCTGGGTGCGCACGGCTGCAAACATATCGTCGTCGTCATCCTCCTGCGTGACAAACGGGTCGGCACCACCCTTCAATATGAGCGGATAGCCCGATGGCAATGCTCCGTCCTTCCATATATTAATGGTATATACGGTGCCAGTCCGAAGACTCATGAATGGTATTTTCCAATGGATGTTGAGTGCCATGTGTCCTGCCTGTTATGTAAGTGCCCCCGTTCCTTTGAAAGCGAACGAGCCTGCACAGAGGTTCCCGTTTGAATATGTCTGTTTGCACTGGGTGCATATTGCGCTACCTGTGACTGAATAATTACCATCGCGGTCTTTGATGCGAAGCGTGTAGGTGTCGCCCACCTTCAACACGTCGCGCACGTTGGTGTTGGCATTTTCGAGAACAAGGTAGTTCACGTTGATGCCCCATTCCTTTCTGCCTGCGATGAACTCCTTCCAGTTTTGCTGAGAGGATGAAGCCTTCTCAATGGTGTCGGCTCCGTTCTGAATATCCTGGCTCTTCACGGCTGCGAGAGGCGTGAAGGTCTGCCCGCTCACGGTTCCGATGACGATATAGTTTCCGTTCATATCCTTTGTCCTTTCTCTTTTATCATTTGTCCTTTAGGGCTTCGCCTGCCTACTTCCACGTTACCAACTCACCGCGACCCGTTCGCTTGGTGTATCGGTTCATGGCAATGTATATCTGCTCACCGCTGATGTGGCTGGGTGTGAAATTGCCACGACGTTCACCATCTTGGAGCTGTGCGGCAATCGACATTTGTTGCGATCTGTTGAGCACCAATTCGCCCGCATTGATGAATGTGTCGGCGGGTATGTTATCGCCGCTGAACGAATTGCCTTTCACGATACCACCCTCTGCATATCCTTTAGAAGCGGTCGCACTCTTGATGGCGGCGATGGTGCTAATCATGGTAGCGAGTCCGCTGGCGGTCGCGGCAATCCATGCCACGGGTCCACCACCAGCTGCCTTGATGCTCGACTCCGAGAATGCGAGGGCAATGTTGGCGATTGCGTTGGCAATAATGCCTGCCACCTTCGCACCTGGGTCTTCAAGGCTTTGCAAGGCGGAACCGACCGACTGAATGGCTGATGCAGCCGTTTGAAAGTTCTTAGTACTTTCCTTTGCCTCTTTGTTTGCTTTTGTTATGCCACCAGTCTTGAAGTCTATCTGTATAGGTTCGATACCCATTTCCTTCAGTTTCTCGTTGATTTGGTCGGCGAGGCTCTGCCATGTCTCATCTGGGATGTCAGCACCATCACCAATGATTTGCTCCATCAACGAGTCGGTTTGTATGTCAATGCCCTCTATTCCGTTTTGTATGGTGACAGTCAGTAGGTTCTTCAGCGTGTTGACATCAGCATTCTGAATGTCTTGGGCGATTTTCTCCATGATACCACCAACCATATTTTCACCCATAGACTTCGAGGGGGTGCTTGGCGTGACAGTCGGGAATATCTTTTCAAGGTCGATGTCCTCAACCTCGTGCAACGACTTGACGATTTCCTTTTGCTTCTGCAATACTTCGTCGAGTTCCTGGATTTGCGCCTTGATTTGCTCCCTGCGCTCTTCGGTGGCGGTCAATGCCTCGTTTTCGAGGTTAGAGATTTGTTGCTGTATGGTCAGTTCCTTCTCCGGCGTGGTGTTTCTATTACCGCTACCATTTCTTCCACTGCGACGTGGCGTTGTGGTTGGGGTTGTCGTGGTCGTGGTGTTTTTGTGGTCACCTGGGTCATAAATGGTGAAGTTGCCAACGGCAGCATCGGAGACGGCTTGTGAGAACGTTTTCCCTCCCAATGCCTTCAGCATGTTGAACAATGCACCGACGGGTCCCATTGCCAACGTTGCGCCGTCGCGGATGGCTGTGAACGAATTTTCGGCCTTTATACCAAGGTCGCCCATCAATGTCACCACCGCTCCGAGTGGTCCAGAAATGAGGGCGATTTCTTTTGGAAGTTTGCTGATGGCATTTTTTACCAAGCCAATGTCCTCGATGACTTCCGTCAACGCCACAATGAGTCCCGACTTGATGTCGTTGGTCATCTGGTTCCATCCGTCGTATTCGAAGCAGTCACGGATGGCGGTGTTCAATCGTTCGTTTGCTTCCTGAAGTTTTGCCAACGACTCACCAACCTCGCCCGTCTGCTTCTTGGTCTCTTCAAGGTTGGTGTTAAGGGTGGCGATGGCCTTTCCGAGGTTGTCACCAGCCGTTCGTGCTTGACGGCCAAACACCTCTTGCATAACGGCTCCCACCTCTTCAGTCTTACCCTTGTTGCTGTCGATTGCACCACCGACCATCTGCAACGCTTCGAAGATGGTCATCGAACCATTACGAAGGTTCTCCTTCATCTTGTCGGCATCAATGCCGAGTGCCTTCAATGCGTCTGCCGTGCCACTCGTCATATTACGGATTTTTGCCAATCCCATGATGATGGCCTGCATGTTCTGGTCGGTGAAGATTCCACCCTCCGAGTTCTGAATGACAGCAACGAGTTGCGATGCGCTCACACCTGCCGATTGGAATGCTGGCGCATATTGCTTGATCATCGAGAGCAGCTTGGGACCATCGCCCTGAATCATGCCTTGCATACCGTCCTTGATGAGTCGGATGGCTTCGTCGCCCGTCGCGCCGAACTGCGTCATCAACGTATTGGCAGCATTGATGGCCTCGCGAAAATCTACGTTGTAGGTGTCGGCAATGGCTCGCATGGTGTCGGTCATGTGCTCGGCATCACCACCCTTCAAACCCGTTGTGACAGTCGTTATCTGGTCTTGCTTCGCCAGTTCGTTGTTGTATGCCACCCATGCCTGCGTAGCCTTGCCGACGGCAGCGGCTGCGGCAGTCATTCCAGCCGTCAGAAGGGCTGTCTTCGACGTGAGCATGTCGGTGAGATTGCCACCAAGACCGAGCTTCTGCCCAAGCATGTCAACCATGCCGGTCATCTTGTTCGACTCGGTGGTTGTCGTCTGAAGTGATTTGGAAATGTCTTCGAGTTGCTGCTTGTCCTGCTGGATGCGAACCTTCAACTCGTCGAGACTCTTAGCGAGAGCCTGCCCGAATGGTGTCTGCTTTTCCTCGTCGGTCAACTTGCGATAGGCCACGCTCATCTCTGTGAACGATTTGGTCATTTCCGAAAGTGAGCCTCTTGCTGACTTGTTCTTTGCTTCCATCTGTCCGATGGCGCGAACATAGTCAACGGTCTCTTTGTCAAGTTCGGAGATGTTCTTGCCTGCCTTCTGACAATACTCGCCAAGGTGCTGCAAACCTTTTGCGGCACGTTCGAGTTTCTGTTCGTATTCCTTCGACTCGACTTTTAGTCTTATGATGCTGTCAGTGCTTGCCATATATCGTTATTTTTTGCTTTCAAGGATTTTTGCCAATTCGGTTTCGATGGTGGGCGCAAGGTTCTCTTCCATCCAGCGCATGGCGGGCTCTCCATACTTGCGGAAGAAGTGAAGGGCTTCAACGCTTCCACGATAGCCGGTGTTAGGATGAGCATTGTGTCTGTCAACCTTTCTACGTTCGTTTGTCGTGAACCTGATGTTTCTATCGCCTGTTCCCGTATTTTGCCAACGCAAGACAAAACCACGGTCGAGTGGGGCATATCCCATCACCTGCTGGGTGCGCAATGAACGTGCGCGTCGGTTTCCACCTCTGCCCGTCGAGCCTTTGCGTGGTGGTTCGTAGTTGTTCTGTCCATGTGCCTTGCGTGAACTGTAGATGTTGATGTTGGCTCCAAGAATGCGCTCATACACCACCGTCCTAACTGCTTGTGCCGCCTCACGTGGGTCGCCATGCTTGAATTTGATGCTGTTGACAACTTGGTTGCGGGCATCGAGCACAAATTCACGAATGAGCTTCCGCAGGCGTTTCTCCACCTCCGGATTGCTTGTCAGCGCAGACTCCAACGCTTGCGTGTGCCTGACTATGAAGCCTTCGTTTACATCGAACTGGAACATACTAATAAACCCCCGACATCGCGTCGGGGGTTTACCTAACAATCTAAAAACTCAACTTATTAATACCTTACAAAATGAAAACATCTATTTTACATGAAACTATTTCTTGTTGATGTTTCGCATGAGTTCCTGAAGTTCGTCGATGTCGTCCTGGCTCACTTCGATTCCCTCACGTGTGTCGCGGTCGAAGTACATGGGCATCCATTCCAGTGGTGTCTTGTCGCTGCCGCTCATGCAGAAGAACGAACCATAAGCGCACAGGCGGAGCAGTTGATAATGAAGTATGTTTCGCTTGCTGTATCCTCGAATGATGCGACGTGCCTCCCAGAATGTGATGTCGTACAGGAACTCACGACGTGGAATGCCTATCTCGCCAACGAACAGCTCATAGAGGTCGTTGGCGGTCAGGCGTTTTTTGGCTCGTTCCCTTCTTGCTTGTCCTTGGGTTCATCGGTCGGCACATGGTAGAACTGGGCGCGAAGGGCGATGATGGTTCCAAGTGCCACTCCCAACTCCTGCGGTGAGCATTCAAACATCAGGTCTTTGTCGCTGACGGGCGACTCCTCTCCTTTTGATTCGTAGTAGGACAACATGCTCGCGATGATGCAATAGATGGTTTTCTTCACGTCGGGACTTTTGCTTTCCTGAACGGCTGCAACGGCATCCTTCATGAAGTCGTCCATCTCCTCATCTGTCGAATTCTTGTAGGCTATCTCGGTGGCATAGCAGTAAGCCAACGTCACTTTTTTGCCGATGATGGTGATCTCTTTGGTCTTCATAGTCCTGGCGGGGCATAGCCCCTGAATGATAAATGATAAATGAAAGATGATAAAACACCTGCGCCGTCGTATGCTAAATTATGGAACAAAAAAGCATAGTGACGGCGCAGGGCGTGAGAGGGGTTATGCGGGTACGGTCATCGGCCCAAACACGTTAATGGTGCCTGAGTAGGAGGCGTTCTGCCCCACTTGTCCGGTTGCCTGCATATTAACGATTTTACCTTTGCCTGAACAGATGACCGTCCCTTTGGTACGGTTGTTTGCTCCACTGGCAAGGGCTATTTCCCAATCTATCTGCGTGTCGGTGACACCTGCCTCAATGTCGCTGAGAATTTTGGCAGCCGAGTCGGTTCCAGCGGCAACAAGAGCCGAGAATTGGATGTCGGCTTGTCGTTGCGTCACCTCAAACTCGTCCCACGACACGCCATCGGCTGCGTCGGTGGTGTCCTTCGTTGACGTATTCTCCGTCGTCGCGCTTCCGTGCAGGGTCAAGTCGGTGGCCATTGCGATGACATCGTAGTTGGCACCGTCCTTGATAAACAGTCGTAAGTGTTGTCCTTTATCCATAGTCGTAAGAGTTTAGAGTCAAGACAATGCACCCGTACCCTGGAACTGGCGGGTCACTTGTACATTCTGACGGTTGTTCATCTGGATTGAGAAGTCATTGAGTATGGCATTTCCTGAACGAGCAAAATCAGCGTTGGCTGCTGTGCGGTTCTGGGTGCCTGCGGTCGTTTCAGTCTGGTCCCACCCTACGGTCACGGGGCTGTCCGAATTGAACATGGTGATGATGGCTTTTAGGGCAGCAGCGGTTGCCTCCAACGAGTCAACTTGCACCGACCACCCACGGCTTGTCATCTGTTCCTGTGCATAAGAGCCCTCGGAATCCTTCGTTCGGGCATCCTCCATATTGCCAGTGATGCTCACCTGACACGAGGTGCACTCAGCAACTGCGGAGCCTCCGATGAATGCGCGGAAATTGGAACCTTTTACTTTTGTCAAAGCCATAGTCTAATCATTTTGAATGAGTGTGTATGTCTGCGTGAAGGCTTTACCATTGTACTCGACAGCGGTTCGCGTCCATCGCACATCTTCGGGAATCGAGCCGACCAGCGTTTCACCCATCTCATAGACGGCCTTACGGCTGTCGGCTGTCAGAGTTATGTTGCCTTTTTCCAGAAGTTCATCAAGTGAGGGCTTCTGCTGTTGGGCTTTCTTCTTGCTCATTACATCCTGCATTTGTCTCACACTGGTATGTCAGTTGGTGATAGAAGCTGGGCTTGTACGGGTCGCAGTCCACCAGATCGCCCTGGACTGTCAACCCGTTATCGGGCAGTATTCCATAGTTCTCGTCCGTTGGTTGCAACGATGAGAAATAGTCGATGATTGCCTGACGCCCTCGTTGCTCTATGTCTGCAAGCTGATCAATGTCGGAGCCAACAAACAAGACGTGAACATGTTCGTTGTCTTTTACGCCCTCCCACACACTATCCTTGGTCTCTGGCGAGTTGTTGGGTCCCGTGTAACCGACGATGATGTAGGGTGTCGGCAGGTTCAGAAACTCGTCGTCAGAGCCGGTGAAGGCGATGGGAAAGATGCGGTCATCCACCAAGGCGGTGACATCCTCGGATGCCTCCAGCGCGTTGATGAAGATTTTCATTGTCAGGAGTGACATATCGCGTGTGATTGATTACTTTGATACAATTCGTGATTCACCTCTTGAAAACCAGCGGCAGACAGCCTTTGCCATTGCATCGGAGCTGCCGCTGGCGAACTATGAAAGTCCAAAAGAGGTAAGCGAGAGTTTAGGTGGTGGTGGGCTCTGCCTCCACGAGCTTGATGAGCTTGAATGCCTGGGGCTTGTTGGAGGTGTTGCCGTTCACCTTGCTGGAGAGCTCGGTCATCGACATGTCGAGGGCGAGGCTGACAACAACCGTGCGACGGCTGAAGACTTCGGCACTCTGAGCATCGACGTTGAACATCACCGGGCCGTGAATCTGCATGGCCTCGTAGCCCCAGTGGCCGATACCGATGTAGCGGTCGGCACCCTTGGCGGGTACGCCGGCAGAGTTCAGCTTGTAGTTGATGAACGGGCTGACGGTCATGGGATAGCCCACGCACTTGCCGTCCTGAACAACGGTGCGGTCGCCGCCAGTGCCGGGGATAGCCTTGGTGTAGGCTAACTCGGTCTCGGTGGTCTTGTCCATCGTGAGGTAGGGCACACCCTCGAAGCCAAGGTCATAGATCTTGGCGACCTCGATGGCGATGTTCTTACCCACGTTCTCGTCGAGAGCAACCTCCACAACGTCGGCGGTAGCGAACGGCGACTTGAGGTCGTTCGAGAAGTTGCACTGCGAGTAAGCGTGCAGAGCGCGGAAGATGGCCAAACCCTTCGTGAGCTTGTAGCTGATGAAGCCAAGCAGGTCGAAGGCAGCGTTGGCGATGGCACGATGAGAGACAGCCACGTTAGCGGCAACAGCGTTGGGCGTTGCGCTGATCTTGGCGAAGTTCAGAGCCTGCTCGCCCACCTTCTCGACCTCACCGGCAACGGTGAACTCTACGTCGTTGGTCGAGTACGGCCAAATCTCGTTGCCAGTCACACCGGTCACGATCTTTAGGTCATCGGGCAGTTCGATGCCTGCAACCTTGGTGTCGATGAGTTCGTTGATGGTTAGAGGGATAGCACCGCCAGCCTCCAAGTTGGCGATTTCGTTAGTCTCACCAGCCGCTGCGCCCTCGGTGGCGTTCATCAGGATGGTGCTTGCGTTGGAGCGTGTCTCGACGCATTTCTGCAAGAACTCGCGCAGCTGTTGGTTCTTCGACTTGCGCTCACGGATGTTCTCCAGAGCCTTGCCGCTTGCCATAGCCTCGGCGCGTGCGTTCAGTCCCTTACTCTCGCGGATGAGGGCTTCATATTCCTTAGCCTCTGCATCGTTGAACTCACGGTTCTCTTTCTTGGCCTGCTCGTCGATGCAGTCCATACGTTCCCAGATAGCGAGTTGTCGCTTCTGGATCATTTCTACGGTGAATTCTTTCATACCTAAAAACGATTTAAAAATTAATAAATAAAAAGTGTTACATGTTTTGTTCGAGCCTCATGCGCTCAGCGCGAAGTCTGAGCATTTGTATTTCGCGGTGACGCTGAGCGGCCTCCTCCAGTTCGCGCTCCTCCTGCTCGGCCTTGGCCTTTGCCTCGGCTTCCTCGCGGGCCTTGCGCTCCTCTTCGGCCTTGGCTTCTTCCTCAGCCTTGCGCTTTGCCTCGTCATCGTCACCACCACCGCACTCACGCTTAATCTGCGCTTCAATAGCTGCGTCGATACGGTCAGAAGCCTCGCGCATACCGACCGATGTCTGCTCGTAAGCCGGATGGGTGACAATGGCCACGTCATAGAGGCCAGTGATTTTCTTCACATGGCGCAGCCACACCTCTTTGCCGTCCTCGGTGTCGTTCGTGCGCTCATACGATACGCCGTTCTCCGTGTCCTCGTAGTCATCCTCGAAGGCGAAGCTCATGCCGTTGATGTCGCCTCGCTTGATCAGCTCCAGCGCATCGTTGGCGTTGTTAGTCTTCGGAAGGTCACAGCGGCAGTCAATGCCGTCGCCGCGAAGTTCCAGCGTCAGCGTGTCCTTGTCCGTGTTACGGTAGCGACCCAACACGTCGGGCACCATGTTCGAGTGGTTCAGGTTGAGAATCACGTCCGACTTCTGCAACAGTTCGCGGCTGATGCAACCAGGCTCCAGAATCTCATACACCTTACGAGTGGATGACCACGGGGTAAG